CTTGAATACGTTATGGCAACTCACACCCTGGAGCTGGGCCGTAGATTGGTTCAGTAACGCAGGTTCTTTCGTCAAGAACTTGAGTTCACTGGCCGAGTACGGCACGGTTCTGCGCTACGGGTATGTGATGGAAACAACAACCGTCACAGATACTTATAGTGCAGGGAAGGTGTTATTCACACCTACGGATCCGTCCGTTTTGGCGGCATTCAAACCGCCTTATCCCACCGTTGCCCCGTTGACTGTGAGAACCACAGTCAAGAAACGGGTCAAGGCGAACCCCTTCGGTTTTGGCGTAAGTTGGGATGGACTCTCGCCCATCCAACTGGCCATAGCAGCGGCTCTTGGAATCACCAGAGTCGTGCGGTAGGTTCACTGCCCATCAACGCACAAGGAGTACGTCAATGTTCACTGATCCAATCTCCCTAACACCGGGCGCGGCTTTCGACGCTGGCGCAGTTTCGCTTCCCCGCGTTTCTCAGCAGGGTGCGATTTCTGTGTACCAGGCCGGACCGCTCTCGGTGAATTCTGGGAGTCTTCTTCGTGTAACCGCAGCCCATCAGTACGGGAAGCGGACACGGAGAACCCTTCGCTGTGATTACAGCGACAACGCAGGGTCTACCCTCGTCACCGGAACAACGTCACCTCGTAGCATGTCATGCTACTTGGTTTTCGATGTTCCTTCGGCAGGGCAGTTCTCTGCGACGGACGAACTGTCGCTCTTCAACGGCCTCAAGGGCACGTGGAGTGCGACAACCGATGCGCTTCTCAAGAAGCTCCTTGGAGGCGAGAGCTAACCGCTTGCGGTTACTCAAGCTGATCCATAAGAGCTTCAAGAGACTCCACGCATCGGTCGTCAGGGAGTGCACGTTGGCTTAGGACCGTTGTCCTCTATTAGGAGGTTCGGTGAAAAGCCTAATTGTACTCTGGAAGAGCATCGCTGATGAATTGGCGATGCGATGTTGCACTAGCGCCCACCACGACTTTAAAACAGTCGAGGAGCGGTCAAAGATGGAGGGTCTATCGTTTCTCACGATAACCCTACCTAACTTCGCAAAAGACTTTGAATTGAGTCTCGAGCGTGGTTATGTCGACAACTCCGTTTTTCTTAGTTTTAAGAAAAACGGGCGTCTCCCCGCATTTCTACGGGGTTTCGCTTGTCTCGTCTTTGACCGTAGGACGGGTGTCCTACTCAGTGAGCCGAATAAGGATGCGATCCTGTCCATAAGGCAGTTGACACTGCTTTATAGCAAGATCCTACTTCCTTGTGCGCCCAAGCGTGAAGCGAAGGCGTTTTCGGCTTTTCTTGAGTGTGAGCAGGAAGTCAGGGAGGGTTTGGAAACTAGGGACTACCCCCAGTTCCAAAGAATTCGGACCCTCCTTTTCGGATCGAGCTTTTCCAAAGTAGATAGCGATATCTACTATGGGCGGCTCCTCCCGAAGCATGGACCGGGTGCTACTGCTGATTCTCTTTATGGGAATCAAAAGTTTCACCAGTTACAATGGCCCCTGCGCCTTGAACCATATTTTCCATATGGAGAAATGGTTCTGCCCAATTGGTCCTTCTGGGAACAATTGGACGAGGTTGACTTCCTCGAACCCGAGGCCGAACTTCCTGTCAAGGTAGTTTCGGTCCCTAAGACGATGAAGACTCCACGTATCATTGCGATTGAGCCGACTGCTATGCAGTATGCACAGCAGTCTCTCCTTCGCAGTTATCGGGAAGCTATTCAAGAATCTTTCTTGAATAGCTTTATCGGCTTCGATGATCAAGAGCCCAACCAGCTCCTGGCCAAAGAAGGTTCCAGAAATGGCAACCTCGCGACACTTGATTTGAGTGAAGCGTCCGATAGAGTCTCCCTCGAGTTGATAGATGTTCTACTCGCAGACCATCGTCATTTACATGACGCTGTCTTTGCTTGTAGAAGTACTACAGCTCGCATGCCTAGCGGGGATGTTGTATCTCTCGCTAAGTTTGCGTCTATGGGTTCAGCCCTGTGCTTTCCCATGGAGGCCTCCGCGTTCCTTACGGCGGTCTTCTGTGGGATCGAGCAGGACTTAGGACGTCCGTTATCGATAAGTGACATTAAGTCATTTATCGGACGGGTGCGTATCTTCGGAGACGATATCATTGTCCCCGTGGATCATGTGCGCTCCGTGATTGCTAGCCTTGAGTACTTCGGTCTCAAGGTAAACACGCGCAAGTCTTTTTGGAATGGTAAATTCCGGGAGTCTTGCGGGAAGGAATGGTATGACGGAACGGACGTTTCGATTGTTCGTGTCCGTCGTACCCTTCCCTCATCACGGAGGGACGTTCAGGAGATCATTTCAACTGTATCGCTCAGGAACCAGCTCTTTCTCGCTGGTTTTGAGTCTACGGTTGATCTTCTTGACCGTCGAATGTCGAAACTACTCCGACATTTCCCGGTTGTTGAAGAGGGGTCTCCTGTTCTTGGCAGGCTTAGCTGGACTTCGCATAATCCGGAAGTACGGCTAAAGAATTCCATCCCCATGGTTAAGGGATGGATGATACGGCCAGTTATCCCGAAAAACGAGATAGCTGACTGGCCTGCCTTGCGTAAGTGTCTGGCCTCTCTTCACGAAAGGTCAGCAGACGTGGTGCCAACCGCGTCTGACCACTTGCGGCGTTCTGGACGCCCCCGAGTCGTCGACATCAAACTCGGGTTGGGCCCTACAGGTTACTAATTCTGTAGGAGTAGTCCCGTTATAAACGGGTACTGGGGAGATAACCAAGAAGCCACATTCTTTGATGTGGTAGCTAACTCTGCC